GAAGTTCCGCTAGTTCCTGATGAACCACTTGTTCCCGAGCTACCATCAGTACCTGAAGTACCACTAGTTCCTGATGAACCATCCGTACCTGAAGTACCACTAGTTCCTGATGAACCATCTGTACCTGAAGTACCACTAGTTCCTGATGAACCATCCGTTCCACTTGTACCACTAGTTCCTGAGCTACCATCCGTACCTGAAGTTCCGCTAGTTCCTGATGAACCACTTGTTCCCGAGCTACCATCAGTACCTGAAGTACCACTAGTTCCTGAGCTACCATCTGTACCTGAAGTACCACTAGTTCCTGAGCTACCATCAATACCTGAAGTTCCGCTAGTTCCTGATGAACCATCAATACCACTAACTCCAGAAGTTCCACTTGTACCGCTAGTTCCTGAGCTACCATCCGTTCCACTTGTACCGCTAGTTCCTGATGAACCACTTGTTCCCGAGCTACCATCAGTACCTGAAGTACCACTAGTTCCTGAGCTACCATCTGCACCTGAAGTTCCGCTAGTTCCTGAGCTACCATCCGTTCCACTTGTACCGCTAGTTCCTGATGAACCATCTGTACCTGAAGTTCCGCTAGTTCCTGAGCTACCATCAATACCACTTACTCCAGAAGTTCCGCTAGTCCCTGATGAACCACTTGAACCTGAAGTTCCACCCGTAAATGAAACTGATATATTACCATCACCGTTATCGGTGACTACTGCATCTGAAAATGTTATTCCTGTTACGTTTGTTGCAGTTACTCCTGAAGTAGCATCATAAACCGTAAGAGGACTACCTCCACCACCTGATGTAAATCCTGTAACTTGAATATCCTCACCAAGTGAGTTAGTTAATGTTAAAGTTTGAGTACCTGAATTATAAGTTCCTCCTGTAATTGGAGCAGTTAATCCTGTAATTGTTACAGTACCACCAGTATTATTATATAACTCTAAATCAGATGTTCCCGAAAAATATGTACCACCCGTAATTTGAATATCAGTACCATAAAATATTCTCCAACGTGCGTCTTCTCTTGTTGTACCACTTTGACCCTCAATCGTTGAACCAGTCCAAGCGTTAATGAAATCTCTACCCGCTTGAGAACGGTCATTGACTGTTGTAGTATATTCTGTAACCGTAGTCGCTGAATTACCTGTTAAACCTGATAAATTATTCCATAATGTTTCATAATTTGGTATAGTATATTGATAAACCGTTTCCGTCTCCTGAACGAAAACTTGCATACCTAATCGTCTTCTACCTGAAGAAATATTATCAGAATTTAAAGTTAATACGTCACGAGAAAAGGCACTACCAGTCCCTTTAGTGAATTGAATTGGAATTGTGTTACCCGAATTTTGAATTACTCCTGATGTTACACCATATGTGGACCAATTTAAATCCGATAATGTATAAACTTCCATGTACCCGCCAGTTTGGAGTACGGAAAAATTAGTACCAAATGTTGATGTTCTCGATACAGACTCTGAACCTGAAAGTTGACTCGCCGTTATGGGATTTTTATATGGAAATGACATGTTATTCTTTTTATAATATAATTATATTTTTATCTTATGTTTTAGTGTCTCCTTTAAAGTAAAGTGTAACCGCTAATGGTGGTGTTGTTGGTTGTTCCGCAAATGAACCCATCCACAATACTCGGTAAGTACCAGCAGGAATTGCCGCTCCTGAAGTAACAGTAACGTTTTGTGTTGATAGACCTGGGTCAGGTAATCCATCATTGATAATATTCGTAGAACATGCTCCTCCAGAGCCAATGTCAACAGTCATATTTGTCATAGTTCCTCCAACTCCCGCAAGTGGTATCCAAATTGAATAGAAATATTTATAAGTAGGATTAACTTGAGCGGTTGTTACAGCAATCGTCCCAAATGTGTACTGTGTTTGAGAACATCCATAAGCATCAGTTCCTGAACCAGAAGCCTGTCTTATTGGTCCCGCAAAATTTGTTACAGGAGTTACGAATCCATCAACAGGAGTACTCCAACCTGAGAAGTGAACATAAGTATCCAAATAAGGTGAATATCCCGCACCTGAAGCTGGTGGCCCTCCTGTATTCCAATACCCATACCAACCAGCACCTTCGTCAGTCATATATTGACCAAGATTTGTAGTAGATGCGAAATCATCAGGTTCAGGGAATAAATAAGCCGAGAATGGTAAGTTAGTTGGTGTTGGAGTTTGAGTTAATGTTGGAGTATTAGTTTGAGTTGGTGTTTGACTTGTTGTTGGTGTTGGTGTCTCAGTCGCAGTATTAGTAGGTGTTAAAGTATTAGTAGGTGTTTGAGTTACTGTAGGAGTATTAGTTGGCGTCTCACTTGGAGTTACAGTTGGTGTTGCAGTTTCAGTAGGAGTTTGAGTCGCAGTTAACGTAGTAGTAGTTGTTGGAGTAAGTGTTGGTGTTTGAGTTACTGTTGGTGTTTGAGTTGCGGTTTCACTTGGAGTAACTGAAGGAGTTACTGTTGGTGTCGCAGTTTCAGTTGGTGTTTGAGTTGCAGTTAACGTAGTAGTAGTTGTTGGTGTAAGTGTTGGCGTTTCAGTCACTGTAGGAGTCTGAGTTGTAGTTTCGCTTGGAGTAATTGAAGGAGTTACTGTTGGAGTTTGAGTTACCGTAGGTGTTTGAGTTTCAGTTTGACTCGGAGTAATTGAAGGAGTATTTGTTGGTGTCTCACTTGGAGTACCTGTCGGTGTTTGAGATAATGTTGGTGTTGGAGTTGGGGTTCCAGTATTTGTAGTGGTAATCGTAGGTGTTGGTGTTGCACCTGTTAGTGGGTCAGTTTGTGTTGGAGTTGGTGTTAGCGTTGGTGTCGCACTTGGTGTAGGCGTAACACATTCAAGAGTTATTACAACTCCGTTAAGCATTTGGGTTCTTGTTTGTGCCGAATAGTAAAGAACATTGTCAACATAAACATTAAATGGACCTAAAGCATTTGAATTTGAAGCTAATCTAACTATATAACTAGTACAACCAGTAATCGTAAGTTGTTGTTCGATTTCTGTACCGCACCCAGGGGCTTCGTTTGTAACTGAAATAAGATATGTGGACATTATATGTTTTTATTTAATAAATACCACAACAATACTATTTCATTTAAAGGAATTAAAAATATTGGAAAGTTTAATCTAACGTAACAACACAACTTTCAGGTTGAATTTCGATATTAACAGTACAATTTGACTCTTGAATATCAATATTGACAACACAAGACGCCATTTCAATTGTGATTTGGAATGTACAACCAAAAGTACACTGTAATAATTTAAAAATACTACACCCATTATCATCCGTTAATGTTAACATGATTTCAGGTGCGGTGTTGAATATAGAAGGTATTACCGTATTGTACTCAACAATTGGTGGGACAGGTCCAGGGTCAATCGTACCAAGTAAAGTTTGATAGTTACCATACACATCTGAAATGTATACATCAATAGGGTATGTCCCCCCCGTTATTTCAGTTATTCTTACTTGTGTCATGTCAAACAAATTGTATCATAAACGATTAATAACTCAACAATGATTTCTTGACCATCCAAACTATTGCTATTTGGATTTGTCTCAATTGTTATTTGATTGTTACCCGCATCTACAGTAACATTTCCAATACCAGGTATTGTTTGTAACAAACTAACAACCGTGTCATAGTATTCATTATCAGTTGGCGCAACAACTAATGAAGTAGTTGTAAAGAAAGTATCACTCGCGGTTAAACCTAACGGATTAACCGAAACATTCACAGTATAAGTCGCAGAAATTAAACTACAACTTGTATTACCCGATGTTAAATCATCAAATCCATCATTTAACATTTGTAACAAACCATATTTCGTTTGTGATTGGATGTTAAACACTTCAGAACCCATCACATATGTCTGATAAGAGGCATAACTTGCATCACAAGTAATATCAGTGAATCGTTGTAATGAACAACCATTACTATCTATGATGGTAACATTGTATGTTCCCGCAGTAAGACCACTTACTTGAATTTGTTGTGGGTTGTTTGGTACATTAGGTGACCAAACATATGTAAATGGAGGTTCCCCTGAAGAAATAAATGCGGTTATTGAACCGTTTGAACCATTACCACAAGATGTATTATATAAGCTATAATTTAATGATGAACTTTCATTCACATAAACTTGTAATGTTTGAGTACAACCTGTATTATCAGTAACCGTAATTGTATGTTGACCTGAAGACACATTATTGAATGTCACGGCCGATTGCGAAGTATCCAACACATTTACCAAACCATCCAATGAATAATCATATGGAGGTTCACCACCATTTGTTTTGGTTACAGTTATGTATCCATTATTTTGATTACAAGTCGTACCTGTTGTTTGTGTTGAAATTGTGAATGTATTTGTCGCAATTAAAGTAACCTCATCCATATAAAAACAACCTGAAGCATCTGCAACTGAAACTGTATATGTTCCCGAATATAAATTAGAAAATAATTGATTTGTTTGTGAATTGGCAACATTTAAAACATTACCATTAGGGTAAATTAATGTATAAGTATATGGCGATGTTCCCCCATTAACCGCGACACTAATAGTACCACCACTACTCGAACATGTAGAACCTTGAGTGTTTATACTTACGGAAGTTATTCCATTTGGTGAAGTTAATACAGTTCCTTGAGTAAAGGTACATAAACCTGCGTCGGTGACACTTATACTATAATTACCTGGTGATAACCCTGACAATGTCCAACTTGTTGCATATTGAACAACAACATCCCCTGTCGATGCAGAGTAATAATAAGGTGCAGTTCCACCCGTAATCTGAATTGTTAATACACCGTTGGCAGAAAAACAAGTAGGTTGGGTTGCGGTAAATGTTCCAAAACCAAGAGGAGCAATATCATTAATAGTTGCCGTCTCAGTTTTAACACACCCATAACCATCGGTAACATCAACAGAATAAACCCCCGCAGTCAAACCTGTTACAGTCGACCCCGTCGCACTTGTACTCCAAGAATAACTAAAAGGTGGATGACCTGTCAATCCCGTAATCATGATTTTACCCATAGGACTTCCACCACAAGAAGAGTTTGGTACTGCATATAATCCATAGTTTAATGACGGAGAATCTTCAACAATGAAGTTAGAAGTTTGTGCAGTACATCCACCCAAATCTTCAACCGTCATATAATATGTTCCCGCAGTTAAACTACCAAATACAACAGTTTGTTGGTTGGTAATTGCAGATTGTGAAAATACACCATCCCCATGGTATAAATAAAAATTGGTTGATGAATAATCAGATGTTGAGGTTCCTGTCACAGAGCCATTATTAATTCCACACGTCGTATCTACAACAGATACAATACTAGCACACACCCCACTTGATACGGGGATGTTAATATAAAATTCAGAGTTTGTTGGTAGGGTACTATCATTAACCCTAACCGCATATGTTGTGGCGCTTAACCCTGTCTTAACCGCAGGTAATGTAGTTACAATATCAGGAGATAAAACAGGACTTAACCATTGTACTGTGTAAGGAGGTGTACCACCAGTCAATAATAAACTGATTGAACCTGAATTAGTGTTTGAACAGTCCCCCGTTACCGATATGTTATAGTTAAAAACTGACATTATATACTACAATCTATATTAATATTTATTCCAACATTTAAAACCACTGTCTCTTGTAAATTTTGAGGCAAACAATTTAAATTGGTTATTGTTAATTCATTACCATTTAAGAAGTAAGTATATCCGTAGTTGTATAATGTTGGTAAATTATCTATCAAAGCATTTCTCCATTCAGTATTTGTTGGAACGTCATCGTACCCATATCCATTATAGAATGTTTCTTGTATTAATATATTGCCAGCAATTCGTAAGTCAACAAACCATTCAGTTTGAACTGAATTTTGGTCACATTGAGTTAATGTCAATCCGCTTGATGATAACATGTTGTTGATTCTATTTGCCAAAATGCTGTCAAAGTTTGAAACCGCAATGTCACCATTCAACCATGGATAGATATTGAAATCAACATATTCTGTACTACATGTATAGTCAAAAATGTTTGAAATAATGAAACATGGGTCAACAGGAACTGGTACAAACTGACATCCTCTTTGTCTTCTATAAACAAACTTTTGTTTGTGTAACACAGAGTTTTCCAATCTAACCCCACCATTCCAAATGGTTGTTGCAGGAACCATCTGTTCCACCAACTTAGTCCAATAAGGACCAATACCATTCACGTAATCAATTAACTTTTGATACGTGTACTTGTTGTTAGGTAATCCAACAGTTTGTTCTGATTCAATGTATTTCCACCAAATAGATTGTAATGTAGGATAACCACCCGTTTTACCATCAGAGATGTATTGTCTGTTTCGAGTGTTAATCATATTCTGCCAAAAAGTTTGGGAGAATTCAAAGAATGTTTTTTTCTTAGGCTTGGGGTCAACATACGTCCAATCAACTCCACCTGGTACAGGATAACCAACCGTTAAACCTGATTCAGGAATTGGGTAATCATAGTTTCTTGATTGTTCCCACACATCATAAACAAGACCTTGACCAGGGTTCAAGAATATATCAACGTTTTTAACGTTTAATACCAATTTTTCGTTATCCACAAAATAGTAAGCGTTGTAATCACCTTGGGTTGAAACCCTTACTTTGTCGTCGTCTGCCAACCATGACTTATTATTATCAACAATCTTCTGAAGTTTAAACCCTTCAGTCATGTAAGGGAAATCTCTAAATCTATTTAAATAAGTCTGACCATATGTGAATGGTTGTAATTGTGTTTGGATATTAAAATTTTGACCTGTAAACACATTTCCTGTAATCGTAACCTCGTCAGGACTTCTATGTTGTGGAGTTTGTTCATACCAACCTGCACCGATTTGGAAGAAATAATTTTCAGTATTAACAGGTGCGTTTGGATAACCCTCAAAATCTATTGGGTAATTCTCTAATGTGATATTCACATCTTGGTATGTAGCATTTGTTGTAAATGCCGTAAATATTTGACCGTGAATACTATATGTTTGACCTACAGCATATGTTGGTGTTTCTTGAACATATGTTCCACCTGAAATTTGAGCCCATTGAGTATAGAATTGGTCTAAATTAATTTTTTGGTCAGCTAAATAAATGTGTTCGTTGTATTCAATTAAAGAATCAGGTGCACCAATTAATCTTAATAAAAACTCAACAGACCTTCTCGTACCTTTTGATTTGAAAAGATAAGAAGCGTTAAGAATTAAGTTTCTATAATAAGCATAATTTAATTCTGTAGGTGTTAAAGCTCTGGTATATCCAGGATAAGTTGGTGTGGCAGTGTTACCAAATACAGACGATAAGAAATCTTCATTTGTAATTGGTGAGAAATTAGATGACCATCCTAAAGTTTGAGATAAATTAACTAATAACTGTGATGGTATATCGTTTGATGGATTATAGTTTACAGAATTCATGTAAGCCAATCCTTCAATAAATTGTTTTATTTGGTCGAAACTTCTACCGTAAATTTGAAATATCTTTTCAACTTTTCTACCTAAAGTATCAAATTCTTTTAATGAATCTGAAACTAAGAATCTTGAAATTAAATTTGTTTTAAATGAATCTAATTCTACCGCAATCGCTTGAATTTGCTCCAAATAATTATCGAATAAAAACGAACTAATATCTAAGTTCCACGGACCATTTTTTGGCCAAGTCACTTGTTGGTAATTCGTATAAGTCTGACCATATTCATTTTGTGCAGGTACTTGGAATACCGCAGTGTATTCAGGTCTAACTAATCTATTCAATAAAAACTTTTCAACTTCATCAAAATCTTCTTGAAAGGACTTGTCAACTATATAGTCATTAGGTCTAATCTGGTATTCATCGTTGATTGTTGTTGCGGTCGTACCAAACGGAGCTCCTGAAACATAAAATGTTAGTTCACCTGAAGATAATGTTTGAGATGGAACAAAAGCCAATATTTTGAATATGTTATCATTAATACTAATACAATAATCCAAATAAGTCTCAGTTAAATTTCTATACTTAGATGAAACTATTTCTCTTATCGCCAAATTAGTTGTGGCACTAATTGAATAATCAATATCAAATGGGTTTTTAATACTATTAACATTTACTTTAAAATATGTTTCGTCATTTTGAACATCATAAACAATATCATATGCCGTATTTCCAGTCACATAATTACCATTAGCAAACTGAACGTCTAAAGATGCTGGAAAATAATTAATAATCTTAGTAATTGAAACCCTAAATCTTTCAGATAGGGAACCATACATTGAGAAATTAAGAACTTGGGTAATGTCAAAGTTAGGGTAAACTCTAAATTGAGTTGCTAATATTCTTCGACTCTCTTCAAGACTGTCAATGTTCATAGAATCCAACGTCATAGGTTCGGAGAAAGCTCCGACATTGAATGTTCTATTAACTTTTTCTGTAACACCTGTGGTAAACTCAAAATTACCTTGCGTAAGTCCTCCACCCTCAACAGTTTGTAATCCTACAATGTTGTCAGAGAAAGTACCTGCACCACTACCTGGTCTTGGTGGGTAAAAGAATTTAGTATTTTTGGTATTTACCGCCATTAAGTTGTTATATTTGTGAAGTTTTTGCTGAAGTCAATGTTATTACCTCTACTTTGTCTAACCTCGTAAAGTAACGCATTAAATTGGTCTCTAATTTCATATAAGTTGTATTGTCTGTATATGTTATTTTGAGAGTCATAGATTGTATAGATACCATCATCAATTGATTTGGTTTGATTACCATAAAGAGCAATTGCAAGAGACGATACGTCGTACTCAACCATTTCAATTTCCAAAGTAATTGGATTGAAATAGGTATTTGAGATTATAATGTTTTGGTTTGGTTGTCCAATAAACGGTGTTGCATTTGGATTGTTTGTTGGCGATGAAGATGGTGATAATGTTAAGAATATTAAATTAGAATTACCCTCAACATATCTGTATCTAATACTTTTTTGAGTTGTGTTTGTTTCATTTGTTACAACTGGTTCACAAAAGAACGATGAGGTAACAACTCTAAAGAAATTTGGTATCTTTGAACCATCGGGATTTAGATATTCTATTCTAAAACCAACCAACCCTTGTGGTACAAATTTGTTTTGGTACTGTGTTGGTACATTTGTAATATCAATAATAATACCTTTTACGTTTGGTAACGCATTTAACACACCACAATCAGTAATTCTTGTTCTAATCTGCGCTGGTCTCAAATACAATGTATAGATTCCAAGAGCGTTGAATTGCTCTGCAGGTAATGTTAAATTATATAGTCCACCCAATACCTCAACACCAGCATTTCCACCTGTTTGAGTATTGTTGAAGTAAGGCTTAAGAATTGTTTGTGCGTCAAGTTGGGTTAGGGTAAAGTTATCCGTAACATCCCTTGATGGAGTGTAATTCATTATTATTTGTACATCTTCAGGTGAAACATCTGAAGGTCTAATTGTGCCGTATGAACCTATTGCCATATCTTTTTATCTTATAAATAGTTTAGTTCTTTTTTTCAACGTTAAAAAATCCATATCCGTAGTTAATCATGTCACCTAAATTATCCACTTCACCCATTCTTTGAATTCGTTCATAAGCAGAATTCTTTCCTCGTTCAACAAAAACATTAGTCTGTATCTGTGGTTGGTCAACCGCTTTAAGTAAAACTTCTTCTTTGGTTATTGGTCTTGCAGTTAAATTACTATCGGTAAATCCTGAAGATTGTTCAAAAAATATTGTCGTACCATCGATATAATCATAGTAATCAACCAAATTAACCGTATAAGCAGTAAATGTTGTTGCAGTGTTTGTGATTGCTCCCCATATTTGACCATTTTTAACTACAGGAACACCAACTTGGAATTTGTTTGGTCCATACATTGCCAATTCATTAAGTTTTGATTTTGTTAACCCTGAAACTGTAAATGGAACCGTTGTAAAATTATTTGAGGTTTGAGCGGATACAACATTTACCGCGTCACCTGAAAATATATAATCATAACTAATAGGTGTCTCAAACCAATTACCACCCGCAGGAATAAAAAATGCTTGACCATTTGGGTTATTAGGAACAACATCAACATAAGGCGTTGTCACAGTTTTTGAAACTTTTGTGACACCCCATGGATTAGTTTGTTTTAAAGTAATAGTATATTGAGCGTTTGCAACAGGATAAGTGTGTACAATTGAATTTGGTGTGTATGTGTTAATTGTCTGTTCAGGAGTACCATCACCCCAATCAATTTTATACGCAGATAACTTAAGAAACTTTTGAAACTCACTTGATGTATTATATACATTATATACATATGGGTCAGCAGTTGTTGACGAAAATATAAAATTGGCAACCACGTCTTTTTGTAATACCGCACCATCAAATGGACTATAATAACCAAAGTCAACAGCGGTTTGTCTGATTAAGATAGGTATAGTTAAACCTGTAAGTAGTGAACTTCCATTTGGACCCGCACTTAATACTTGGGTCATAGCAGAATAAACGCCAGTTGTTTCACCAGTATAATTTGGTCCAACATCCTGACCTTGCATGTTAACCGTAAAGATGTCACCCTTAATAGTTTCAGGTGAAATAATAATATTATAAAAATCCTCCATTATGGGTTAACATATTCATACCATTTTATGGGTTCCAAAGTTCCCGCTCGCTCACCATCATTCAAATAAATTGTTTGATTTGGGTTCATGTTAAATACCTGATACTCTTGTTTGTCATAATCAAGATGAACTCTATAATAGAAGTATTGTGAATTATCAAACACGTATTTATTACCTGATAAAGATGATTGTGGCATATTCATCATTTTAACAAACACACCTTGTTTTGCGTCATAAAACTTGGCGGTCATGTAAAATGTTTCAATATCCAAGAATGTTCTTTTTTTCAGCCAATAAAGAAAAAAACCTTCTTTATCGCCAACGTAGTCAAGAACATACGATGGTTTATTAATAGTAACAGGTGTTGTTTGCATAATGGCATTCATTTTCAATCCCTGTTGTGTTGGAATTATTATTGTTATATAATTTTTCTGTCTTTTCTCATCAAAGTTATCATATAAATCAAGTTTAAAAAATGAGTTTGAATAATTGTTTGAGTAATAATATATCTCTTGAGTGGTGAATCCTTCCGCCCTATAATCAGTAATCCAATTTGACGAACTATCTAATGAAGTTCCCGAATAAAAATAAAACTCATATTTAATATCCGTTGGGTCATTTGTTGCACCTGTTAATGGTGAATGGCCAAATCGACTAACTTCAAAATCTCGTCCAACTCCAATTACCTCTGTAATGATTTCACTTTCATATGCCTCAATACTTTGGTCTTGTCCCAAATAATCCCAAGTAAATTGTACTGGGATGGTAAGTTGTTTATCAACAAACCCATCTTTACGAATAGTTAATTTATTCACACTCATCTATCAATGGTTTAATTGGGAATTCAACACCAAGTGTGTTGTAATTTATACCTTCAGGTATTAACCTAAAAGTTAATTCTTTAAATGGATATTGGGCACTATTCAAAAATGGATAGTCCACACCTCGTTCTAAATTATCTCTAAAACCGTAACTATATAAATCCCTCCATCTAAATTGTTGGTCCGAGTTTGAATAGTATGAATAGAATGGTACATTATCAACCTGTCCAACATTCGCTGTCTCAACATAATCGGAGAATACTCTAATAGTCATTGAGGTATGTGGCTTATAGTAAAATCCTGGACTATTTGTATCATACAAACTTGTGGTTTGGAACACATTCTGATTATAATTAATTTTTTGATAATACGGTGATATAACTCTTTCAATTTGGTCATAGTCATTCCATTCACAAAAATCCCCGTCAATTATATCCCCTTCTTTCAAATCTTGATTATAGTAGAAAGTTTTAGTTACACCATTAGTTAATGTGTAGTTTGATGTTGGTATATTAGTATCTGAAAAATTATTTTGTAAATCCCACCAAGCACTTACAGGCGAAGTTATATTAAACTCCCACCCTTGTTTTAAACCAATATTATTATTTGGTTGATTAAAATAACCTGAATATCCTTTATTGATAATAGTTAAAAACAATTCAGTTACAGGTCTACCTTGATTATCTAACACACCAAATAAATTGATGTCATTCGCAACTGTTACGTTATAAGAATTACTACTTGTCTTTTGTGAAATCCTTGATACGTTATTTGGAGTTATCGAACTATATTCAAATTGTTTTTCTTCACCAAACACGTTCTTTTCAAATCCATTTTTGGTTATTACCACACCATCAACATCTGTTAATATTTTATGTTGTCTTATATAATATTCAGATTTTGTTTCGGTAATGTTATCAGGGTTAATAACCCTTTTAAATATACCTGTAACCCCATTAGCAAATGTTGTACCTGTATACCCAAAATTATAAATACTGAAAATATATTCCTCACTATCAAATTCATTATTACCTAAAGAATATACTTGGAATAAGTTTATTTGGTTATAAAAGAAAGATAGCTCAACATATTCACCAACCGATAAACCATGAGGAGCAATACACTGAAATGATATTACATTACTTCCATTTTGAGTTCTATTAATAATCGAAAACGGTATTCCTTCAGACGCTATCCAATCATACGAACTATTATTTAACTCATATGATAGTTGTTTTGTACTATCATTACTATAAGCATGACTAATATAATAGGTCCAATTGTATGTGTAAGCACTTTTTGGTTTGTAATCAATGTGTTGGTCAGTTATTCGTGGTCTATAAAAATCAAATTCGTAGAATTGAGGAAATCCTTTCCATATACCATTAACCGTAGATTGTATTGGGTCAATATAAAATAAATTATTTCTAAATGGGATATATCCTGTAGTACCAGTGTATGTATTCGCATAGATATAGTTTACTTTAAAGGTTGGTCTAAATGTTGAACTAGCCTGTCTTTCATCATCAAAAACCTGTGCAAGATTAATACTTTGACTTCGGTCATATTCAACAATTAATTGTGATTGTTGTTCTAAAGTCACACTAATATCTTGGTCAACAAATGGAGCCGACTTATATTCCTGACTACTTGGTATGATAGTATACTTATTCACTTATCGAATATTTTGTTTTAAATTTATCCAATGCCGTCAGACCCTTTTTAATTCCAAAGTAAAAATGGAATGGAGCACTAACTAAAAATTTGCTTGATGGGATACCTCCCATACTATATGAATAACCACCACTTGAGTTAACATTAAAAATATACCCTCTTTGGTATATATCATTAGTATTATTAGAACCAACAAAATAAGTTGGTGGGTCAATATTTCTTCTATCTAAAGATTGATAATTAAACCCAAAAATACCACTAACATTAATATTAGAATCTTGATTTGTTTTCCAATTATTAAATTGAGAACCAAAAATATTTGGAGTGTATTCTTGTTTTAACTCCCATTGATAGAATGGCACATACTGTGATTTAATTCCATATGGATATGTAATTGCATTAGCTCCAGGTGTCGGTCTAAAGTTAATAACCCCTGGAGTTAAATAATCTTTATTTTGTAAATCAAACGTGGTTGATGAAAAGAAAATACCCATTGTTGGTGAAGTTGGAGGACCTAAAATAACCACTGGGTCGGAAGAAGTTCCATTAACACTATAAAATTCAGGTGAAAATGGTATTACACCAAACTCAGAATTAATAGACAAACTCTGAGCCAAATCACCGTCAATTCTTCTATTATCACCATCACGAGTAAATAACGAATTTAAACTATTATCTTGATTAGTAGGTAAACCAAATAAAAATTTACTATTAGTTATTCTGGAAATTACAAACAAATTAACCAAATCAGATGTATCAGAATAACTAGTAGGGTTTAGATTGTTCATTATATACCCTTTGGATGATGGTTCATAATTTATTTCGCCATAAAAATCATCCTTCATACCCAAATTAATAATTGTTGTTGGGAATAATAAATTTCTCTGATTAGTTGGTCTAATTAAACCTGTGGTTGGTCTTCCAATAAATCTTTGCGTCGTTGAACCTGAAAGATATGGTGAACTTCGATAGTAAAAATTATTAGTATCACTATCAAAATAAACCAATTCTTTTACAAATTCAGGTGGTAATGCTTGGTTTTTATCATTAAAATAAGTATCCACTTGGATTGGGAACATATACAAGGAACCATTAACCCAATTGTTCGTAAAGGTTTGTGATAGAACTCCTCGACATAAACCATAGAAAAATCTAAATCTGTAACCCCACTCAGCGAAATTTTTAATATCTTTTATTAAATCATTTAAAGGGTCTTGGACAAAGATATAACAACCAGCTTCAACCGTAGCACCATCTGAACAATTTGATTTAATTCCAAAAGTTGTTCCGTCACCTTCATAACATCCTAAACCAACCAAATTCTGACAACTACCTAAAGTTTCAATAACGTTTATAGATGCTAATTGTCCATCAATATTTGCGGTTGCCTGAGAAGCTCCTGTTGAAAATCCTGGTGCAATATACTCCACTCCTTCATTATCATACGCATAAACAGCAAACCCAAGATTTTGTTGTAATAAACTAACATTACCTCTTAAATTATTACTATCAATGTAATCCGATGACGGTAGTCTATCAGTTCTCATCACATTTTTTGAGTATCCTGTAATATTAAGTTGACTAGCCCCTGTTAATGATGGATATAAAATAGGACTAAAATAAATCGTACCAAACGGACTATAACTTACTTGTGTAGATGTGGTTGCAGGATATTCAGTTAAAGGGTTACCGAACAATATTGCACCTCCTGATAAATCCTCAGCAATATCATAATCATTTACTGAAACAGCACTTTCATAATACACGTTTGTAGTTTTAGTTGACACCCCTTTAGATGTGCCATACACTGGAGTTTGATTAATAAAGGAAGAAGAGTTATATGTTGAACCAGGAACTACTACATACCTATTTGTCGAAATTCCATCAAGTGCGCCATAGTACCCAACATTGCTTGTAGTGTATGACGAATACTGTAAACCTGGTGTGGTAGACCCCACAACACCAGGGGTATAAAAATGTGATTGGAAATAAATATTATTTTGAGTATTGTGTTGAGGTACCGAAGTTGGGGAACCATTTGGTATTTTTTGTATGGGTATATTAACCCTTGTCGATGCGGTAAATGTCCAATTAACATCATTTTCATCTGTACCAAACAAAGTACCAATAGAATATTTATTGGTTAATAATGGGGAATATGGGTCAACTCCTCTTTGTAAAATTAATATTACTTGGTCCGTGAATCCATCCATATAATCGGTAGGATTCAAAGTAACCGTACTTTCTAAAGTTGCGGCATTTCCAGGATACCCAATAATTTGTTTTTCGTAATTTTCAATAATACTATTTTGTCTTAATACCCCTTCATAAAAACCACCAGAATTAGCAGAATTTGGCACAATAGGTATTGTAACACCATTAACAGTTGTTGTTGTAATAGTAATTGCGGTCAATACTTGATAGTATTCAATATCTGATGGGTAAGTATATCTTTGGCAAGTGTTTCCACTATTAATTAAATTAAATGTTGCAGTACCGTTAAATGTACCTAACGTAATACAATTATCATTTGTTATTGTTTGTACACCCAATGATAACGCATCATAAGTATTACTACCACCTGAACAATCACCGTATATTATAGTACCCAAACTTGTAACATCAACGGTGATACTATCAACACAAGTGACATTTGTTTGTGCAGGTATTGTATATACCGTATTTAAATTATTATTTGTATTTGATGGGTCAGCATATTCAACATTAATCGTAAACTCATTAGTTTGAATAATCCCATTAATACCCTTTAAAACGGCTCCCGATGGCGTAGTACCACTCCATAAATAATTTTTATCTGTAGTTTTTTCAGGAGCGATAAAACTCAACAAGGTACCCGCAGGAAAACTTTGTGTTGATAATACCGTTAATGTATTATCGTAGTGATATGTTAAGTTATTTTCAGATGCAAAAGTTACTTTAATTTTATTAACACCTTCAAAATATTTATTTCTAGTGTTAAACACATTTATTCTCTCACCAATAGGTAAGGTCTGTTTTTGAATTGAGTATTCAAAAAAGTTTACAGGTGAACTTTTAGCTGTTTTAAAAAGTTGTGGATTATTAGGTTGTGCACTATTAGTTGATATTGCTTGTGAAATTGTAGTACTTAAATCAGTACTAAATTGTTCAGTTAATTTATTGTAATATAATTGTGAATTAGAGACTTGAGTTAATACTCCCGTTTCAATTGGTGTTGATAAAAGAGATGCAATATTTGGGGTATTAGTTGATTGGGATTTAGTATCTCCACAGTTACATGCCTGACATTCAGGATATGTAATCATTGGTAATTTTATATAATCAATATTTGGAACTAATAAACGTATAGGTAACGTTAATAACCAAAGCGGCCATAACAAAATCTTTAATAAATTATTATTAAATAAGTTTTTAATCCACGCAACAATATGATACGCAACTAATATGGGAATCCCAATATATTGTATGATTGTAAATAATATTGAAAATAAAAAGTAAATTAAGTCAAAATTTCTAAATCCTTCATTTACTGGAAATTTGTTGATTGTCGCATCACAATCATTACTATCAATTTCTTTAATACCAATAAATCTACCTCTACCACCATTTTTAAATTCATCTATAAGTCCAGCGACGGTATACACTTTATTATAGTCAAATTGATAAAAAGTGTCTTCACAAGCAATCGCCGCGTTTACATTAGTATAACCTGTCCAATCTAAACCAAAATAATATGAACCCGCTAATCGTTTTTGAACCGATGAAATACCAGAATTTACTGGGTCACTTTCAGTATTTGACCAACCATATTCTCTAACGTTAGGAACCAAGTAATAAGGTCTTCTTGTTTGCTCCGTTAGTGCGGTTGGTTGGGTCCATTTAATTTTAAATCTATATTTACCCTTTGTTGGTATACCTATATCAGGGTCATTAGATAACACTTTGTCACCAAACTCATTTGTAATATAATAATCCAAGTTCATTGGTAATTCTGTTAACCATGTTCCATCTCCGTCAATAACGTTACCTGATTGTTCTAATTCATATTCTTCTAATGTTGGATTTCCATCACTATCTTGATATATTGTTTGTCTTATTGCAAGAATTTGACCAGGTGCTGTCTGTAGAGAACACAAATTACCCATGTTATCTTTTGGTCTTGCAGTTCGTTTAACTCTAAATTCATCAGAAGTGGAGTATATTGAACCCATGAAAACCGATGTGGGTTGTATGTTAACATTGGCATCATCCCTTAAATCAAAATCAAGTCGATTAATTGCAATATCACAAATACCAGGGTCACCCCATAGTGGTGAAATTTCTAAATTTTTAACTAAGTTAATAATTTGAGGTAATGAGTTAATATCATTTGAACTTCTAAATCTATTACCAGCAACTTGTGATTCAGTTGCCAACCCCATTCTAATTAAATCTTGTGGTGTTAATGAAAACTCACCTATATCAGATAAGTCCACATCCATTACCACAGTTTGAAACCCAAGTGGGACACCCATAATCATATAATCCCCACTATCATTTGTTTTTGCGGTGAACTTGTAATATTTGTCGTATATTTCAACCGCGGTATTTCCCGTCAACGCATCTAATCTTGATGGTAATGTACCTGTAGCGGCGTGAGCGGAATATGATTTTTCATAAGGTAATAAATTATACCTATAACCATCCTCATTTTTATCTGTTGGGGATTTGTAAGGGTATATACTTGAAATTATTGGGTTTGATTCATCAATATTTGTAATTGGGATGAATATAGACACTCGAGCATTGGGTAATCCGAATCCGTTGTTAGCGGTAACCCTACCAACAATTACTCCGTAATCAGCACAACTTCTTATGTAGATATCCTCCTGTTGTATTTTTAAAGATAAAATCTCTAACTGTTCAAACTCTTGGTCTAACTGTACATTAATAGTTTTACTAATACCTAACTCAGTCCTTATTCTATATGATTGACCCATTAATCTCTTTAGTTAATAAATAGTTTATGCATTATTTTTAAAGTTTACGCACGTAATTAAATAATAACTTAAAGTAAAAATAAATAAACTTGTTAAGAGAAAGTAATTGATTGGAAGTTTTTAACTGAAACTCGGATGTCTTTACCAGGATATCTAATTTGATATACCTGAGATGGTTGAGCAAAGATTGTGTCGTCAACAGGAGCAATTAATTTAAGTTCTGGGTCTGAATATTCCATTGATGTTTCAGCTGAAGAGTATTGACCCCCAACCTCATTGAACACTTCTAATCCCGCAACTGTTAACACCCCATTTGTATTTTGAATAATACTTCTAATCTCCGACAGATATACGTTTTGACCCAATTGTCTTGTTTGTGGGTTAAAGTACGCAGATACTTTATCAATAACACTTGAAATTACTTGTCCTGAATTTTGTGCCGAGTCCAAAACAATTGAAACATCAACACTCAAGTCAATAACCTCAGCACTGAATATTGATATGTAATCGTTCATCATACGATAGTTTGATAGGTAGTTGGCAATATTCTGTCTTAGAGTGTTTGACACAATATTTGTTAATTTACCTGACGTATCATAAGATAATATTTGAATTAAAATTTTATTGTCGTTTTCAGTAATGGATACCTTTGCAGGTGCACCAAATTGAGCTGGCATGTTTCTAATAATTGATTCATAATCTTGTACTGTTACTGCTCTTTTCTGAGCCGCAAAGTTAAATGATACATAATTTCTAATTTCCTCTAATGATGGAAGTCCTGCTCCACCTACCGCGGCAGTTACGTTAACACATCTTAATGAGTTGATTACCGCAGAGTTTGTTGTTTCTGAAGGACCATTAACAAAGAAAGATACCGTACCAATCTGATTGATTACATTAGTTCCCAAGTTTGTCGCCAAACCACCACCAACTCTATATTGAATAAACAATGTTGAATTAGGTGTTAGTGTTGAACCTAATGAGAAGTTATTTGAATACTTTTGTAATTCTAATGTTGTACCTAAAGTCGTGAATTGATTCAATTGGTCTTGAGCAGTGTTCGTACCACCACCAAAAGTCATTTTCTTAAATCCTTCAGGAGTATATTCAGTAATAAATCTATTTTGTGTTTGAATATATCTACCTACTTTGATACCAGGTTGGTCTGAGACTTTGGTCGGGTCTTCAATAAACACTCTATCTTCAGCCAATGCATCCACCTCGTACCATCTATTCTCAGCACCTAAAAATTCGGCTGTGGTTGGTATGTTTGTATATTGAGTTCCGTTTTTTAATAACACGCTTGTAATACCTAACACATTCTTTTCAGGTAAGAACAATTCAAAGAAGGGTTTAACATCATTTGCACTGATAACTCTTTTGAATACTTTGGTAATTCCATTAACAACAATTTCTCTTTTTGTAATTGTGTAGTTAACAAGTATTCCGTTAGAATTAAAATTAGGAATCTTCAATCTATTTGGGAAACCTTGAGCGTTGTACGGTGACGCAAAATCAATATCATAAACATTTTCAAATACAACCCCCGCACCAACAACTTGTGAACCTCTTAATAAAGTACCAAGATATCTCTCATCTTCTTTATCACCAAATGCAGGAACCGTAACTGAAAAATCAACTAAGGCGACCGATGGTCTTTGTCCTGGCAATTTTAAACCATAAGTTCGGGCTATATTGTAAATGGATGACCTTTGTTGCGCATATTGTAATACTGTCTCTTGTACACTTCGGTCAATGTTGTAATGTAAGTTGTCCGCAATTGCTGCATTCAAATCGATAAATACTGAGAATACCGATGCATCATTAAAATCCTGAATTAAGTCAGGATAGTATGTTCTTGTATAATTTAAGAGTTCAGTTCTAATTGACTGATAATCTCTAGTAGCGTACGATATTCTATTATTTGCCATTTATATTAAATATTGATAATTACAAAATCACTCTGTCCGTATGTTGACCCGTTGGTTGAGTAATCTAATCTTATTTTTGCAGTATATTCAGATGTACCTTTACCAGGAAATCTGTAAATTGATGATTCACTTGAACCTACGATATTTTGTCCTGTTGCAATATCAACTTCTTCTTGGGCGTCTGCTGGTGTGATACTTAAACTATTAACCAACAAGTTTGGCATAAATGTTTCAATTGCATCTCTAATATCGGATTCAATCGCATTAAATGTTAAACCATCAAATGGCTCAAAAAGGAATTCATATAGTCTTGTACCAAATTGAGGTAAGTAATATCTTGAACCTTTTCTTGTTAATAATAAATGTATCAAGTCGGCTTTAATTTCCTGAGATTCTAATTCTGTAAGTTCTAAATAATCACCACGTCTAGAATCCCTAAAGGGAAAATTTATACCATAAGTAATTCCATCTGCCATAATAATAAATATAATGCTATCTATTTTTCTTTAAATAGATTAAAAATGAAAAATCCCGATTGTGTCGGGATTTTCAAATTAGGAACTACATCCAAAACATTCAAAAGGACTGTCTTCAGGTTTCTGTGTTAGTTCGTGTAACTCAACTTTAGGTGTTTCAACTTTAACTTTAGGTTGTTGTACTTTTGATATGTCAACCGCCAAGTGTTTAGCTCCTGTTGAAATTGCTTTGGTTCTAACATAATAACATAATGTCTTTAAACCTTTTTCCCATGAGTGGAAGTGTGATGAGGTAATCTTAGACAATGTTGGATTAGCCATATAAATGTTCATTGACTGTGATTGGTCGATAAACGGTGCTCTATCAGCCGCCATGTTAATCAATTCTCTTTGTGAAATCTCCCAAATTGTTTTGTACTTACTAATCAAGTGTTCAATTCTTTTAACTTTCTTAGTATAGTTTTTGTCTTCAGTATCAAGGTAGTTGTTGAAGTTGATGTTTTGAATTGACCCTTCATTTAAGATGATTTCATTTTTCAAATCCTCACACCAAATACCCATCTTTTCAAAGTCGTTAATTAAGTATTTGTTTACAATCATGATTTCACCACCAACAACTCGTCTGTTAAAGATTGCTGAGTGAGCTGGTTCTGTCATTTCATATGAACCTGTAATTTTCGCTGAAGACGCCACAGGCATCTGAGCTGTAAATAATGAGTTACATACTCCATGGTTAGATACTTCTAATTTAAGACTATCCCAATCCCATAAACCACCTAATCCTTCATAATCCAATCCCCACATATCAAATTGGAAAATACCTTTTGACATTGGTGAACCTTCAAAGTGAGCGTAAGGTTTGTATTCACCTGACTTACACAACTCCATACTTTCAGTGATAGCTGCGAAGTAGATTGTTTCGAAAATCATTTTATTTAATTTCTTAGCATCTTCTGATGTAAAGATGTAATCCATCAAATAGAATACGTCAGCCAATCCTTGAGTACCAATTGCAATTGCCCTTTGGTCCAATCCACCTTTTCTACCCTTTTCAGTTGAGTAACTGTTAATGTCAATAACTTTGTTAAGAGCTCTAACAACTTTTCTCACCTCATTATAAAGTAAGTCGAAATTAAACTCACCTTTATTAATAAAGTTTTTCAATACCATTGAAGATAGTGTACAGATTGCAGTAGTTTCTTCGTCAGTGTATTGGTAAATCTCATTACAAAGGTTTGATTGTTTAATCACTCCAATATTCTGATGGTTAGTTTTCTTGTTAGCATTGTCTTTAGAACATAAGTAAGGAACACCAGTTTCAACTTGTGATTCGATAATCTTAGTCCAAACGTCTTGAGCTTTAACTTTTTTACCAAGACCTAACTCAACCGCTTTGTTGTAATTTGTTTCGTACTCATCACCATAACATTCTTGAAGTGGTTTAATACCCGCTTTGATAATGTCGTTAGGACAGAACAAATACCAATCACTACTTTCTCTTACCGCTCTCATGAAGTTATCAGGAATCCAAAGAGCCGTGAACAAATCTCTTGCTCTCAATTCTTCAGCACCTGTATTCTTTTTGATATCCAATAGGTCCATAACATCTTTGTGCCATGGTTCAATGTAGATAGCCGCACTACCAGGTCGTCTTCCTTGTTGGTTAAAGAATCTTAATGACTCATTAACAATTTTCAAATACTTTAACAATCCACCTGCAAATCCACCTGACGAATTGATACGACTTTCTTTACTTCTGATATTAGACATTGCTAATCCAATACCTGCCGCGTCTGAAGAATATGTTGATATATCATTCAAGGTATGTAATAAACCATTACGTGAATCATCATTGTTGTAGTGTAATACACAAGACGCCAACTGAGGAACTTTGGTTCCTGAATTGATAATGATTGGTGTAGCTGGTGAAATGAGTTGATTAGACAATGAGTGGTAATACTCAACCGCTTGTTCAAATGATTTTGTAACCCACAACGCAACTCTCATATACATGTGTTGTGGTCTTTCAATTACTTTACCTTGAGGTGTCTTCAACAAGTACATCTCTTGTAATGAACGCCAAGCAAAGTAATCAAAGTTGTAATCGTTCTCATGATTGATTACCGCATCAATTTTATCGTGACCGTACTCATTCATGATTTCAATTAACTTGTCGTTAATCACACCTGTCGAATGTAATTCCATAATAGTCTCACAGAAACTATCATTGGTTTCTTTGTGGTAAGAAGAAATTGCAACCGACGATGCAAGTCTTGAGTAGTCGTGATGACTACCAGTGTACGCCGCAGCAATTTCATAAACCAACTTATCCAACTCTTTAGTTGTGATAAGTCCTTCAGTTGGTACTGACGTAATAACCTTGATGAATATTTCATCAGAGTTTACGTTCAAACCTTTAGCAGCACGTTTAACTCGATTATAGATTTTTTGAGGATTGAATGATACGTCCTCACCATTTCTTTTTTTAATTTTTAATGACATCATATTGTTTTAGATTAGAAATCTTCCTCGAAGGAAATTGTTTCATTTAATTTAGCTTTTTGATACTCAACTGTTCTTGACTCAAAGAAGTTACCTTTAGTCTCAACAGCAATTTGTTCCATGAATTTGAATGGTTGTTCAACATTGAATTCTTTTTTACAACCAAATTTAACCAACAATCCATCAACAACAAACTCAAGATATTGTTTCATTAAGTTTGAGTTCATACCAATTAAAGATACAGGTAATGACTCGGTGATAAATTCTTTTTCGATTTCCAACGCTGATAATAAAATCTCTCTGATTCTTTTTTCACTTGGTTTGTTTTCAACGTGATTATTTAAAAGGTGAATTGCGAAGTCACAGTGTAAGTTTTCATCTTTAAAGATAAGAGAATTTGCATTACACAAACCTTGCATGATACCTCTTGATTTCAACCAAAAGATTGAACAGAATGAACCTGAGAAGAAGATACCTTCAACCGCCGCAAACGCAACCAATCTTTCTTGGAACGATGCCTTTTCAATCCAATCCAAAGCCCATTTAGCTTTCTTTTGAACTGCTGGTAAGTTGTCCAATGCTGTGAAACATAAATTCTTTTCTTCCTCACTTGAGATGTAAGTGTCAATAAGAAGTGAATACATCAAACTGTGGATGTTCTCCATCGCCAATTGCATACCATAGAAGAACTTCGCTTCAGGGTATTGTACTTCACGATAAAAGTTTTCAGCCAAGTTTTCATTGACAATACCGTCAGATGCCGCAAAGAATGATAGAATATTCTTAATGAAATATTGTTCATTCTCTGAGAGATTATTCCAATCTCTGATGTCGTTTGTCAAGTCAATTTCTTCTGCCGTCCAAAAAGCCGCTTGATGCATTTTGTAATACTCCCATATGTCGTTATGTTGAATTGGGAAGATAACAAACCTATTAGGGTTCTCTATTAATATTTTTTCCATAATTTTAAATTGTGTTTTTTTACGATTGTTGTTGTTGTTGCTCTCTTTGTTTTTTCTTTTCTAGCAATTCCTTAACTCTGTCTCTTTTTCTTTCTTCTTGTTGTTCTTCAAAACCTAAGAATGTTACAGACGAATCAGTATCTATTTCCAGTAATTCGTTGTTAAACTTACAGTTTTCAAATACAACTCCATCTTTACCAATACGTGATTTGGTGATGGCGATGGTTGCCAAGTTCATTTCTTTTTGTTGTAAAGTCTTAGCCACGGAAATGATAACGTGTCCAACTTGTGCTTTCTTAATAGAACCACCCATCTGGTCGGTGGTAACAACCTCAGAAGATATAGAGCTTCTGTTACCCTGTGTTGCTGTCCATCCAACTAATGATAGTTCGTGACACATCGCCTCAAAACCTCTCATAACTGAACCCTCAGCCTTCCATTCATCTTTACTCGAACTTTCAGGAACCACACAATCAATATAGTCTAAAAGAACCAAGTCAATCTTTGTACCATCAGCAATCATTTTTCTGATTTGGTTTTTGATTTGATTCATGGACATAGAATCCGATGGAAGTTTTTTCAAGATTAACTCGTTCTTCATCGTTTCTTTGATTTCTGTGATTTTAGCCATGACCTCATCTTTGTGTTTTACCAAGTTGTCAGGTTCAATACCAGTCCAAAGTGTGAAGTGTTTACGTTGTACAATTTTTGGGTTGTCCTCAAAGAATATTTGAAGGACGTTATAACCAAGATTAAACGCAGTATTCGCAATCTTTGTAAGGATAGTAGTTTTACCGACACCTGTAGGTGCTAAGATAACACCAATTTCTCCTTTTGCCAAACCACCTTTAAGTAGTCGGTCAATTCCTGGTATTCCCATCGCAATTGGATGACGGAAGTCTTCATCAAGAACTGTGTCAAGATTAGAGAAGATATCAGTTGTACCTGTATCTCTTTCCCCAACCTGAAGAGCTTCACGGACCAAACCTTCAACCTTATCATAAGATTCAAAGTCACCTTCCGTAATGATTTTTTGGGCTTTGTCCATCGCCTTCTGAAGTTCTTGTTGTTTACAGAACTTCAACGCTTTCTCTTGAACGAACTGAGTCCCTTCAAATGGTGCGTCTTTTACTTGTTTGATAGTGTCAAGGACAATTTTTGCAACTAACTCTTGTGAAATCTCAGATTTAACAATCTGTTCGAGTGTGTCAAAATTTGGTGTTGATTGGTACTTTACGTGATACTCCTTAATCATTTGCAAGATAATCTTGAAGTATTTGTTGTCAAAATATGAACTCTCGATTACGTCCATAATCGACGCCGAAAATTCTTTATCGACGACAATTTGGTTTAAAAGCTGTATTTGAAATGTTGTTCCTAAGTAATCAAAATTTTTGTTCATATTGTATTTTTTCGTTCGTCTGTTTTATTAAATATTCACTTGTTTAGGTCAAAGTTCAAATATTCTAAACTTAATTTTTGACCTGAAAAAATGTCAGTTAATTCTCGGAGAACGTCTTTCAAAAATGGTCGTACATCAACTGTATAACGAACTTTTGGCGGGAATAATTTTCCATCAAAATTTCTATGACAAATTGTCTGTTCTCCAATTTTTACATAAATGTTGAATTCTTCCTTTTCATCGGTGAACGATGTGTCCATAATTGCAGGGTCTGCAACAATAGCATCTTTGTTGTCCATCATGTAAATAACCGTCTTCATTTTCAGGTTGTACTCAAGCGATTCTTTTAGTCGTTTAACAAAGTCGTATAACTCCAAAGAATTTTTTGCTTTCGGGTTATACCCTCGAACATTAAAGAATCTTTGGACAACGATGTTGTCGTTCAACGTAAGTAAGAATTCCATTTTGGTGCTGTCTTGCTCTTTCATAATTTAATTTTTGTTTGTATTTCTTTTTTCTTTTCTTGTTAATTTCATAAAAGGTTTGAGGAAGTTAACCCAAGCATCATTGTCTTTGGGCAAATACTTAAAGAGACCATCTTCCATCATCATTCTCATTAAGTTCTTATATCCCCTATCCGTAGGGTCTATAGTGTCTGTTAAAATTTGCTCTACCAATTCTTTTCCATTCTCAGTTATTAAAGGGTTTGTAAGGTCGACTATCTTTTTGTTTGTTGTATAAAACTCTTCTCCAAGTATAGTTGATTTTGTTTTACCAGTCAAAAGATTTGTCAATGTTTTGGAAGGTTTGTCTTGCGGGATATTTCGTGCACAATCCATGATTTCTTCGATAGTGCATGGTTTCTCCTGCAATTGAGGGAATAACTTAACTAAAGTTTTTTCACCAAGTCCCTGAATACCATCAATGTTATCCGATTTATCTCCCGTAAATACTTTTGTTAACAATACATTATAGTGAGGTATGTCCACTTTGTTGATGGATATCATATCTCCGTTTTTAAAGTATTGTTTTGTGATTGGGGAGTAGATGGTCACATTCTCAGAGATAAGTTGTGTAAGGTCTTTATCCGCTGAAAAAATGATAATCTGTTCGTCTTTAGATATCTTACAATAATATGCGATGAGGTCATCAGCTTCGTTGTCTTCAACCTCAATTTGTCTTACAAATATTTCTTCAAGATATTGTTTAACACGAGACCTCTGATACAAATACGATTCGTATTTATACTCATTCATACTTTCTCGTCTGTTCTCTTTGTATTGGGGGTATATAGACTTTCTGATAGATGAATTTGAATCACCATCCCAAAACACAACAACTTTATCATGGTTGTGTTCTTCAAGGAATTTACGGAGTATATTCACAAAGTGGTATACTCCGCCCACGTGGTCTCCGTTGTTGAAAACATCTTTGGCTCCGTGGAATCCTATCTTAAATAAATTATTACCGTCTACTAATAGTGTCTTAATCACATCTGTGATTTAAAGGGTGAAACAATATACTAATCTTCTTTTTCTTCTTTTAATTCAAAATCAATTGAACTAACTCCAAGAATATCTTTCCAATATTCTGCGTATTCTTTCTTGTAGTTTTCAATCGAAGCCTTCTCTTCAGATGCTTCTTTACCTGCCAAGAATCCGTGTGGTGTCACAATAATCTTTCCGTCTTCATAACCTAATCCATTGATGTGGTTTTTCATTACGGATACTTTTGTTCTGATTGCAAACTTAACACTTCTTTTGTCTTTTGTTGCAGTAATTTTATTTGTTCCCGCACCTTTTTGGTTTCCAAATAAGAATACCAAAGATGAGTTTAACCAAATAGCTTCACCACCTTTTGCTTTAATTTTTGGTTGTCCAAATGGATTGTCAGGTAATTCAACCCAAGGTTGATTTACAATAACCAAAGTGTTTTCGTATTTTGAATCAGATTTACGTGAACCTGAAATACGTTGGTTGATACCCATACCAATCTTATCTGCCAATACAGATGCGTTGTGTTGTTTACCACCTTTACCATCGTAAGTCATCTTACATGGAACTGAACCAACAGAATCCCACAAGAATAATAAACTGTAATCCAATTCACCTTTTTCTTGAGCGTCTAACAAACTGTTGATGTAGTCTGTGATTTGTTCAATGTAATCAAAGTCATTGTTGAAGATGTAAAAACCATCCCAATCAATTTCCCCTGTTTCCTCATCAACTACTTCTTCACATTCAAAACCCATAAGTTTTGCATGTTCAAAAGACCATTTTTGTTCTGTGATAATGAACACAGGTAGAATACCTTTCTTCTGAGCATCAACCGCAGCTTTAACCAAAGCAGTCGTTTTACCCGTATCTGAGTGACCCAAGAACATATTCAAGTGTCCAATCGCAGGACCAGGTAGTCCAACCGCATCCAAGAAGTCAGGACCTAAGTCAAAAAATCTTTGTGGTTTGTATTTAGCAGAAGTAGAGAATTTCTTCTTTACCGAGCTAAAATCGTTTTTCTTAATTGCCATAATGTTTTGCGTAAAATTCTTTTATGGTTACAAGTTTATCTGACGCGTTTGCAAGTTTCTCGACGAAATTATCCATCTCTTCCAAATGTTGTGGGTGTTCACCAATCCCTACAGCATTTTCCATATAAACCATTAATATTGCCTCAGCCTCAGCAACTTCACTCTCGTATTTCAATACAAGAGATTCAAACATTCTTTTTCCAATTCTATTTTGCATGTGTTGTTTTTTTCTTGATTAAATAAAAAAAGCATGGACACTATGTTAATGTAAGTGTCCATGCTCTGTTAAATTAGAATGGTAATTCTGAGTCAGTTTCGTCGTTAGCCTGTGGGTCAACAGACGGTGTAGATTTACCACCACCAATAGATGTTGTTGATTCGAGGTCGTTTGCATAAACGTATCCACCTTTTTCAGAATCCCACTTTGGAGTTTCTCCACGAGCAATTGCCTCAAGGTAATCAACAGGTTTCTTAGAATATACATCCATCCAAGTCAACTCGTCATTAATCCAAGCGTCAGCCTGAGCTTTGTCTTCATGTACAGAAGTTGGGTCATCGTACATGATTGTAGAGATACTTGTGTACTCTTTACCCGCAGGTGTTTTAGATTTAGTCAATTCGATGATAAGGTCACGTCCTTTTTCAGGGTCAGTGATATCACCTTTGTTTCTCCAAATCGGAATGATTTTATCCAAGATACCATCATTCTTATAGTTGTGTTTAAATCTCCAAAATTTAACCCCATCTTCCTCGTTATCACGGTCGATAACTTTAACGATGTAAAATTTACGAGACTTGTATTGTTTTGCCAATTCTTTGTCCGATTCTTTACCCGTAGACATCAACTCTTCGTAAACCTCATTCAAAGGTGAACGCTCGTTGTCATTTTTTCCTGGGTCATAGAATTTGTTCCACTGACCACCAACTTGAATTTCGTGGTACCATGCTTCTTTGAATGGTGAAGAACCATCATGTGTTGGGAGGATACGTACTCTACGTTGTCCTGATTTCTCTTTGTCAGAGAGGATACAAGCGAAATACTTTTTCATTCTTTCGTCTTGTGACATTTTACTTTGGGCCCCGCCCCCTTGTTGTGCTTTTTCGTACTGTGCCAATACGGCGTCTAATGAACTCATCATGTTTTATATATTTAAGTTTAATTTGTCTTACAAATATAGTCTAGTTTTCCCACTTTGTCAAATAAAAAAAGGTCACCTTTTGGGTGACCTTACATTATTTGTTGTGTTTGTTATTTGTATTTGAACTCGTCCTCAAATCCATTACCTTGGAAAGAATTCTTAATGTCATTAACATTGATGTCAGTCACGTCATCAGGTGTTAAAACATAATCATTTTTTCCCGTCTTTTCCATCTCTTCTGATTTGTCATCAAAAAATTGTGATAATTTTTGACTATAAGGATATGAATCATACGTTCTTAACTCCAATTTTTCTTGTGGAGTTTTTTCACGATACTTTTCGATTTTGTTTTCAAGAGCGTTTAACTTATTCATAATTGAATCCATCTCACCCAATCTTGATTCCAATTTGTTTAATTGACCAAACAAATTATCAAAGTAACTATCTTGTTTTGATTGAATATCTTTCTGAGCGGTAACTAATTCAGTTATGTCTAATTCTTCAGAATCAGTTTCTTCTCCACCTTTTTCTTCTGAGTTACCCTCATCATCAATTTTTTCAACGTCAGGGTCATTCTCCACATCAATAGGTTCAGGAGCCGCTCCTGCTTCAGGTGCTGGTGGAGCCGCCGCATCACCTGGAGGTGGTGGGGGAACTGCCGCTGCATCTGCAGGTGGTGGTGGAGGTGCCGCGCCCGCATCAGGTGCTAACGCCGCTAAATCATCCGCAGCTGGCTCGGTAGCCTGTTCTAAAATATATTTGTTGATACTTCTGTATCTTTCAATTTCACTTAAAATTTTTCTGTCTATACTCATTTTGTTAACCGTTTAACAATTGCTTTATACCTTTAGATGTTTCAACTCTAACTTTTCTGTTGGCAGTTGTTTGGTGTCCAGCTCTTTCAATAAGACCATCTCTTTCTCTTACAGTATAACAATCTCCTGTATCCAAGTCACAAACTTGTTTAGTTCCGTCACCATTATCTTCTTGTGAAAATCTTGTAGATTTACCAAGGTAGTTGTCTAATGCTGTTTTAATGTCCATAATTATGTTTCTATATAAATATATCGTTATTTGTTAAATTATAGAGTGAATCCAAATTGGAAGAATTGTGTTGCCGTACTATTTTCATTTGGTTGTTGTATTTTTCTGGCACTTATTTTCAAAGTACAAAGTACTTTACTAGTACCCTCTGGAATATCAATACCTTCATTATCAAAATAAAATAACACATCTTCGGCGTTTAATATATATGTAGTTTCATTATTAAAGAAATTATCCATATAACTAGAAGGTATTGTTCCTTCACCTAAAATAACTTGAA